ATTTTTTAATAGTCTGCCCTACCAGTTAGGAATTTTTTTGAAAAGCCCCCCCGTGTTTGGCTTAGCCCCCCATACCCATATGTAAATATAGATAGGATTTTCAATGCCCTCCTCGTTTTTCCCCAAAAATAAGTCCACATAGTCAGTAATAATATATGTAATAACTACGGGTACTTACAAAACCCCCACAAGTATTACATTTTTCCCATTTGACATTGTTATAAATATTAGATTATAATAACAATATATAGATAAAATGCAGAAAAAACTTGACAAACGTGATTCTCAACTATTTATACTTATAGAAGGTGTATTAAATGACCGAGAAAGAGTATCTCGTGTTAAAAAACAAAATATGGTACGTAGCTAGTGGGCATGGTTTCGATAACTATGACTGTGAAGATATACTACATGATGCTTGTGTACATATTGTGGAACATATTACACCGCCTGAAGATTATACAAGAATATTATATAAGTACTTGGGCAAATATAGGGAACGCAGACACAGAGAAGGCAAAAGAGACGACAAGGCAACCAAGTTAGAAGAACTGGAGGCAACAAATGAATCAAACATTAAGTAAACTATTCCCTGAAACACAAGAATACGACAAAAAGATATGGAAGTTCTTGGAATTAAGTTATAGCAAGGGTTGGTCATACAGGGCAACGGCTAAAGAATTAAACATAGACCACAAAACAGTTAAGAATATACTAGAGAATGTTAAACCAACTGACACATATAAAATATTCATGGACAAGGTAGACAATTCTGTTAAATCATTTAAGGATAGAGAGTTTGCATCTACTATCTTTGACAGATATGAGTCTACATTAAAAGATATCAACGCTAAGATTAAAAAGTGCCAGGATAATGATGACGAAAGAAACGTATTGAATTACTATAAACTAAAATTAGTTGTATTAAAAGACCAGCTTCGTGCTTCTCTTGCAATACAGACTCAAGATACGCAGACAGTAGCGATAGAAAATGCTATTACTACATTACAAGACGAAGCGTGGGAAGAATATGGCGAAAAAATCCAATAATATACAAAAACTTGCTCAAGATTTCATATCTGAGTTAAATTCGCCCATGGGTAGGTACATTCCTTCATGGATTGCACCACACCCGGACAATTATAAGGAGGACAAACATGCCATACGGAAAAGGAACATACGGGTCGACCAAGGGAAGACCTCCCAAGAAGAAAAAGCCACCGATGTTAGCAAAGGACAGGCTAAAAGCAAAACCAAAAAGACCAATGAAAAAGGGTAGAGCATAATGGTTACTAAAAACTCATCCAAAACATATCAAGTAAATGTAACTGGAAGTAAGTTACAAGAGTTTAATAAAGTTATGAAACGAATGCCGGGTGTTAGAGCAACAATAATGAAAGCAACAAACAATCCGACCAAACCAAGAGGTAAAAAATAATGGGAACACCACATCCACTGACTACACAACAACAAGTATTAAATAATATATCAGGAGCAGGTGGTTACGATTTAGTAACGAATGCTACTGTTAATGCAAATATCTATGTAGCTATTACAGTATTGGTAGGTACAGAAGTTATTGCAGATAACACAGCTTCGGGTACAGTAACCGCAGTTTCAACCGATACAGATGTATGGGATAGCTTATCTACAGTAGAAGTACCGATGGGTACTACAATCTATGGTAGATGGAATTCTATTACAATCGGTGCAAATGATACAGCTATCTGTTACAGGGAATCAAGCACTACGTAATGTTGGGTTGGATTACATTATTAAAATCTGTATTAGGTATTGCCGGTAAGATATTTGGTAAGTATCAAATACAAAAACATGTTGCGGATAGAAATAAGATTAAAGAATTAAGTTTCAAATTAAAGAAGCGAGAATTAGAACGAGAGGCGTTACAACGGGTAGATGAAGAAATTACTAATCATCGTGATTATCTCAATAAGTCTTAGCGGTTGTTCAGCACTAAAGTTCTGGACAGCAACTGAAGACACTAATCTATATGCGGCACCAGAGTGCCCACCTGTAGAAGAGTGCAGTATTGAGAGCACCTGTTTAACTCCTGAAGATATGCGTTGTTTAGCAAAACAAAAACAAGCTTATAAGACTTGCATCTGGGTACACGAACAAGCGTGGGATGCAGTAAATACTAAGTAGGTTGTGGCAAAGTTGAGGAGACTTGACACGCCAATACAACCTGCCTAGTGGAAATATTATGATGAGAGACTGGTGGTGGAAGGACAAAAAAATGTTAGCGTTGTGGCACAAGATACACAACATGACCCCGGAAGAATTTGCAAATTTTGATAAAAAAGTCAAAGCAGAGTTATTATACTGGTATGGAAGTTTGTTCTTCTTTAAGCCGTATCCTGCACAACAGCCTATTGTGGACGATGACAATTATAGTGTTTATGTGCATGGTAACAATAGTTCTGGTAAGTCATATTGTTCAGCGGCTGTTACAGCGTACAATGTAATTGGATGGCACCCTAACTATGAGATGCCAACACCTAAGTATGGAGATAGAATAATCTGGGCATTTAGTCCTTCATTTGATATACAAAGAACTTCTAGTCAAGTTCACCTGTTCTCTACGGATACACCTAACAGTATTGGATTATTGCCGAGCATTGAGTCAATAGAAAAACGTGGCGGTAAAGTAGCATGGGGTAAAAACAGATGTATTGACTTTGTTAAATTTTGGGACGGTACATTACTTGAATTTAAATCTGCTGAAATGAAGACACAGAACCTACAAGCTTCTGGTATTGATTTCTGCTGGTTTGATGAGTGTCCGTCAAATGTAATGCATGATGAGATTCTAGCTAGGTTGCTTAGAAAATCCGGGAAAATGATTATGAGTTTCATTGTCGAGGACGCAACTAGCAATTACATAGCACAAGATTTGTATAGTAAAAACAAAGAAGACAAAGATACTTCGTTTCATTTTATTGATGTATACGATAACCTGTCCTTAGATAAAGAAGAGATAGAAAGATATAAGAAAAGATTTACTGAGAGTGCAATGCACTGGCGATTTAGTGGGGGCGGTAAGTTCCAGTTACAACCAACCGGTCAAGTTGTTTACCCCGATTTTTGTGAGCAGCATGTGTATGATGATTTAGTTGACCAGTATGACCCGCTACGTACAGTATGGAGAGCTTGGGATTTAGGATATACCCGCCCAGCTTGTGTTGCTTTTCAAATGAATAAACATGGACATAAAAATATATTGTATTCTATATTAGGAAAGAACGTACAATTAACAGACTTTATCGACCAGGTAGTTACGTATGAAAAAGAGATAATGCCTGAAGTACAGTCTGCAATGGATTTACTACCACATGATGCCAACAGGAAATATGACGTATCACCGGAAACTAGTGCGATGATATTTAAACGAAAAGGATTGAACACGGACGTGGTATACGTAAAAAGAGATACAAGTGTAGTATTAACTAACGAAGAATTAAAAGAATTTAACTCGGGAGTGCCTAGTTTAAAGTTTGACTCTAAACATTGCAGCATCTTAATCCAAGCGTTATCTGCTTACACTAGAGATGATGCGGGTGTTCCAAGACGGGATAAATACTTTGAGCACGTTTCGGATGCGTTTAAACTCGGTTTGTTTTACATATCCAAAAAATTAGTAAACGACCAAGAGTTACCTGTAGAGGAACCTCAATATTATACGGATAACTTTGATACGCCTACCAGAGAGAGGATATTTAATTGAACGAAAAAAACATTATTAAGTTCCATGCACATTTAGTAGCTCAAGCATCGCCTGAGTTTCAAAGTGCTACGGCTGATTGGAAAGAGAATATGCGATTCTATATGGATGAGTATAATTTTCAAAACAAGATAGATTGGCAAACTAAAATCAAAGACCCGATAGTAGACAACTTAGTAGTACGTATGTCTAATTTCTTTGTAAGGATATTAATGTCTACAGATAACAAGTACTTTACTGTAGAACACACAGATAAGAAAGTACAATCTGGGCTAAACAAATTATTAGAACAATCATTAATACACAATAGATTTCCGTTAGTATTTGGAGATGCACTTAAAATGGCACTACTAACATCTCCGTATATTACTAAGATTAAATATACTTATAAAGAAGAAAGCTACCCGCAGTATAATGAAACAACGGGAGATATAGAATCAGAAGAATCAATAACAGGAAGAGTAAACATTGAACCTGTAAGTCCATTTAATATTATGGTTGACCCTAACGGTGATAACTATATTATTGAATCTAAGTCTTGCTCTGTTGCAGACTATCAAAGTTTAGCAAGAGTAAACAATTGGAATAAAACAAAAACAATACTACAAGAATCTGTAAATAAAGCACAAGGAAGCGATGAAGCATATGTTACAGATGTTAAATTAGACTACGTATATAGTAAATTCATCTCTGACGAACAGGGACGAGTATTAGATACAAACATACATTACGTAATAGTAAACAAAAAACATGTTGTCTATTACGGAAAAAATACATTACCAAATGGGAACTTCCCTTACTGTATGGGATTCCCAATGAAAGTTTTACAAGGTCGTTATGGCAGGGGTTATATTACAAAATTAAGAAGCCTGTTAAGTTCATATGTCGAAAGTATGAATCTTCTGCTCGATGCATTTACAATATCTACACTGGGCGTGTACGAAGTTGTAACTAGCAATATCGAGTCAGGTAAAGCCCACTTGTTTGGCTCTGTAGTTCCGGGACGTATGTATCCGGTTTCAGCCCCAAACACAATCAATCAGGTGTATAACAATTCGTTAAACCCAAATGCTGTAAACCTTTTATTCACAATAGATAGACTTATTCAAAATAGGTCTTTCCAAAATGAGTTCTTCCAAGGAGCACCTACGTCTAAGGGTAGACCTACTGCTTCTGAAGTAGCAACTAAAACGCAAGAGACTTCAAGTTTCTTTACAGATATAGCATCTGAAATAGAACGAAGTATCATAGAGCCGTCACTAGAATTGTTACTTCATACAGAACTTATGTACATGGACGATGATGCTCACGCACCTATGTTTACAGAAGATGAAACAGATGCGTCAGTATTACACTTACTTTCTATGACTTTTAATGAACGAATGCAGTTGATTAAAGATGCCCGTATCCGTGTCCGAGGCATATCAGGGAAAGTACTCAAGATGAGTAACTTTAACAAGTTGATGCAAATTGTTAATGTTATTGGAAACATGCCAGAGGTTGCTCAAGCAATCGACCCGGCAAAATTTGTTCAGAGAATTTTTGAGAGTTTCGATGAATCTCCTGAAGATTTACTGAATATGGAGAAGATACAAAACGTCAACCAACCTCAACCAGCCCCGGGTACAGTACCCG